TGCACCATTTCGTTTACCTGGGACAGCTATCGGGAGAATCGGTCATGAAAAACATCAGCAATCGCCAACGCATTATCAACTACATCGGCAAGCACCCTGGCTGCACGTTTGCCGAGGTTATCGAAGGCACCGACCTGCTCAAGTCCTGCGTTAACTCAGCGCTGTGCAAGTTATCGGATACCAAGGAAATCAAGCGTTCTGGCCCGAAAGGCGCTTACACATACACGCTGCCATCCTGGCAGAAAGTTGTCGAGCCTATCCGGGATTACACGTTTGAGTTTTCACCATATTTCGGCTGCAAAAACCCAATGACCAACCTGTTTAACCAGTGCCTGGCGGGAGTGAGAAAATGAACATCGAAACAGTAAACGAGCTCATCGCCTCACTGGAGAGCGCAGGCGAGCTGTCGATCAGAGAGCAGAAGTTCCTGAAGCTGGCGAAAGCGTACCAGCAGCTGGCTGCGGAGAATGTGGCCATTCGTGAACAGTCTGAGGAAGTTTACGCAGCAGGTTACAACCACGGGCACCTGAACACTGTTGACGGTATCGCATACGCTGGTTGCGTAAAAGACGACTTCTACAGCTTGGCTCTCCAGGTAATGGCTGAAGTCGAAACCCCCGCCACCGATCGCATCGTATCCTGGATTAAGGCTGATGGGGTAGAGGAGTACGCAGCGCTATTCGCTGGCACCGTGAATATGGAGCGAGAGCATAACCAGCAATTCCACAAAGGCACGCTGTGGTTCGCCAAGCAGCTGCGCGAGGGGGCCAAATGACCGAGCAAACCATTCTCGACATGTGCTGCGGCTCCCGCATGTTCTGGTTCGACAAACAGGACCCGCGTGCAGTGTTCGCCGACATTCGCTCCGAGCAGCACACTCTGTGCGACGGTCGCAGCCTGGTTATCAGCCCGGACATTATCGCCGACTTCCGCGCGCTGCCGTTCGCTGACGCCTCCTTCCCCATTGTCGTGTTTGACCCGCCGCATCTTGAACGAGTTGGTGAAAACGCCTGGATGGGTAAGAAATACGGTCGCCTGAACAAAGATACCTGGCGCGATGACCTGCACGCTGGCTTCAAAGAAGCGTTCAGAGTGCTGTGGCCACACGGCGTTCTTATCTTCAAATGGAACGAAACCCAGATACCGGTGAGCCAGATTCTGGCGCTGACCGACGAGAAGCCAGCCATCTGGCAACGAACAGGGAAGGCGGACAAAACGCACTGGGTAATTTTCGTGAAGGGGACTGCCGCATGACAACTGATATCACCGAACTGGCGCAGCGAATGAAGGCGGCAGCAGAGAGCGTTATTAAAAATCACGACTGTGAATGGTTCGAGACTGGTCGTCAGATTTGCACCGTTCACAAGTCAAAGGTCAATCTTATTAGCATGGCTAACCCTTCCAACATTATCGCGCTGGTAGAGGCGCTGGAGAAGGCGCAACGCTATATCGAAGAATTGCGGGAGTGGAATGCGGGACTGGCGCAGGAGTCATTCGAACGCCAGCAGCGCATCGTCGAACTCCAGCAGGGCTGTGAAAACGATCCGCGCATTCACGAAATTATCGACCTGAGAGAGCGCATCGCCGAGCTGGAACCTATCCGCGCAGCAGCCGAGAAGCTGGTCCGCTGCAAAGGTCGCTATCACAGCGAGCAGAACTATCGCGCACTGGCGGCGCTGTTTGGTGTGACAGCTCCAGACCTTCCGCCGCTGGATAGCGAGTCCCGCACCGTGAAGCTGCCAGTGGGCTACACAGCTAGTTCAGGACATCCGTTTAACGAAGCCGAAAGAACGGTAATGATCCCTGGCGGTGGGGACTGGTTGAATCGGTTTGATGTTGAACACGTTCTGACCGCCGCTGGCATCAAGTGGGAGGCTGAGTAGATGGCTATCACTGAAGGTTTTTGCGCCGACCTGTATTGCGACTGTGATGGTTGTCAGTCCGGGAAAATCTATCCGCAGGGGCAGGCTGATTTTATTGGTCGGAATATGACCGATATTTCTCAGCAGGCGCGCAAAGCTGGCTGGCGCATCAGCAAAGACCGCCAGCGCTGCTATGCGCCGGGCCACAAAATTTCACGGGGAGCCAACCAATGACCAGCAAATTAACCAAAGAATGGTTACAGCATCAAATTTCAGCAATCGAAGCCGTTGGCATTACTGATAGCAACACATTGGCCGCATTCAAGCTGGCGCTGGCCGCAATGGACAGCGAGTCTTGGTGTTTGCTTCTCGACTACTTACAGGGACACAAAGACGGCCTGGAGTGGGCCTCCCAACTGGCAGAAGCCAATCACCCTGAAACCGGAGACTGGCTTTACGATGACCCTATAGAGCTGGCAAAAGCTATTCGCAAAGGTCCAGATATGTCGCCAGCGCAGCCGGCGCCGGTAGTGCCGGTAGTGCCGGATGAAATAAAGCACCGCATCGGTGGATTGGATTGGGGATGGGGAGGCGAGTTTAATCGCTGCTGGAACGCCTGCCGCGCCGCCATGCTGCAGGAGAGCCAAAAAAGTGCAGGAGAATCGAATAACTGCAGGAGAAGCGAAAAGGTGCAGGACCTGCAGGCTGGCAATTGTCGGGAAAACGGGAATTCGTCAACCAACAATTTTCGGGAAATTGCGGAAACGTCAACCGGCACCGCAATAACGCCAGCAGCACCAGACAAAAAACTGACCGACGATGTGCTGGATGAAATCATCGCCGGAGCCAAAACATCGATGGAGCAGTATCTTGCTCTGTCTTTGAAGGCTGAACGTGAAGTATGGCGGAAGGAAGGACCCACCGACGATGAACGCATTATGGCTATCGAAGGTATTCATAACTGTGAACGGTGCGGTGATGAAGGGTGGGTTGTTGGCGAAATGGGTATCATTCGCTGTGCGTGCGGTCAGGCTGGAAACTCTCCGGTAATTCCGGATGGTTACGTGATGGTGCCGAAGGAGCCTACAAAAGAGATGATTGATGCCGGGTGGCTGCACTTCATGGGCACCAAGAACCCCTCGTCAAAAGGCACGTACAAAGCCATGCTCGCAGCCGCTCCGCAGGAGGTGCAAGGTGAGTAACCAAATCCCCGAAGCTGTAGCCGTAGCGATGATTAATGCCGCCAGAGATATCACGGTGGCAAAAATTAACGCTAAAGGTGCGAAGTTCGACGGTTATACAACCTCAGTAAACTGGTTTGATCGTTCAATGAAAGAGGTACGCGAAGCTGTTAAAACAGTGCTTCCTGACGTTGAGCGGGAGGTGAAGTGATGGACTATAAAAAACTGAACGAGTATGAACTTGCTGATATGCGCAGCGCGATCGAAAGAGAGCAGGAACGTCGCAAGCAAGGGCCTAAAGTGCTGACTTACCGCGTCACTTCATGCATGACAGAGCATCGTTATTTTAAAGACCTGAAGTGTGCGCTGCTGTGCCTAAAAGATACGGTTGATATGCTAATCGAGCACTCGCTTGAAGGCGGAGGGGAATATGTTAACAAGTGCACAGGAATCGTTGGCATAGTTTTCCGCGTGGAAGAGATTTCACAGGCTGATTTTGACGCTAAGGGAAAAGCTAAATATTACGATGACATTTGCTTTGAAGGCCGAGTTGGAGAGTTAAACTGATGCCTAAATCCCCCGCAGAACGCAAAGCCGCGCAGCTTACCCGCCAGTGATATATAATCCCCTCCACACCAGAGGGGATTTTTTATGTCGAAGTGGAACATTGCAGCCAAATCGAAAGACGAGCAGGACAAGGTGAACGTTGCCCTCGCCGCGTCCGGCGTCGCCTACAAAGAGCGCCTGAACATGCCGGTTGTCGCCGAAGTCGTCGCCAGAGAACAGCCTGAGCATCTCCGGGAGTATTTCATGGAGCGAGTTCGCTACTATCGCGAGCAGAGCATCCAGTTACCGCGCGCCAGTGACCCGCGTTACATCGAGATGGCCGGCCTGAACGAGAAAAAATAATCACCTATATAGATTTTGCATTTAGCTAGACTCCCCGTCATAATTTCACTGTCAGCCTGAACAACTGACACGACTTTCCGGCGCCAAGTGGGGACACATGGCGCACAAAAACAAAACCTCAACGAAACACCTGTCACCGATGGCGAAAGCCACCGGCGTTTTTCTGCATTCTGCGTTTGACCTCTTTGGAGGTGACGCGTGAAGCAACAATTCTGCCTCATCAACGACAGCGTTAAGCAAAACGCCGTCAACTTCATACGGTCATTGCAGGCCGATCGCCGTTTCCCGGTCATTATCGAAGCCCGCGAAGAAAGCCGTACCGACAAGCAGAATCGTATGATGTGGCCCTTACTGAAGGACCTGAGCGATCAGGTGGTTTGGTATGGCGAAAAGCTCGAATCTGCTGAGTGGAAAGACCTCATCACCGTCCTGGTAAGTCAGATGCAATCCCCGGAGAAAGAGCAGAAGTCTGCGCCAGGGATTAACGGCGGCCGCGTGTATTTCGGCGTGCGTACATCCCAGTCCAGCAAGCGCTACATGGTCGAGGTTATAGAAGCTATTTTCTGGTTCGGTACCGAGAACAATGTGAAGTTCAGCGAGAAATCCAATAGCCGCATTGAATGGGCTCAGGAGTGGAGGGCGTCGCATGCACAGCCCACTCGCTAAAGTCATGGAGCGTTCGATATTCCGCACCTCCGGCCCTCGCAAGCGCAAAGAAGAAGTTAAGCCATCAGATATCCCAACGATGCTCGGCTACACCGCTCGCCTGGTCGATAAGAAGTGGCTCTGCCTGAGAGCAAGGAGGCCGCATGCTTAATCGAACTCAACGCCGGTGCAAAATCTGCCTGGCGAAGTTTACCGCGGCATTTGAGAATCAGCGGTGGTGCTGTCCTGAACATGGTGCCGAATTTGCCATGCAGGAGTTGGAGAAGAAACGCGAGAAACAGGCCCTGGCGAAAGCCAAGAAAGAACGGGCTGTCTGGCGCAAGCGTAAAGCCGCGGTGAAACCTCTCAAGCACTGGGAAGACATGACCCAGCGTGTCGTTAACGACTATATCCGCGAACGTGACCATAACCTGCCGTGCATCAGCTGCGGCACATGGGAAACAGTTCAGTGGGAGGCCGGGCATTACCGCTCCCGCGGGAAAGCATCCCACCTGCGCTACAACGAGGACAATATCAATAAGCAGTGCCACCACTGCAATGTTCAACTGTCCGGCAATCAGCAGCAATACCGCATCAACCTGATACCCAGGATCGGCGTTGAGCGCGTCGAGGCGCTCGAAAACAACAATACCCCTCACCGATACACCATCGAAGAGCTGGAAGGCATCAGACGCCATTACAGCGCGTTACGGCGTGCGCTCGTAAAACAACGGGAGGCAGCATGAATCAGCTCGCCATAGAGCGCATCCGTGAGCGCTGGCAAAAGCTCCGCCTCTGCCGGCACCGCAACACAGTGATGACCGACTATCGCATCCTCAGAAATTACATCCGCATCTATCAGACCCTGGGAGAGAAAGCATGAAACTGGAATTGACCAACGAACAGCACCAGTGGATCGATCAGTGGCTTCAGCTTTGGGGTTCATGGTGCCAGACAGGAAAGATAGACAAGGCAATGATAAACATGATTGCCAAATTTATGGCGACCGTTGAGCCACAGTCATCGTCCCGGCCAGTATGCAGCGACGATGACGGGATGATTATTGACGCCGTTATCCGGCATTACCTGAAAAACGTAGATGAGAATGCTTGGAAGGTGATCTTCACTTATTACGTCTGCAACACGAGTGAGATACAGATCGCCTCATGGCAGCATGCTGTGAGTGGTCCTCGCCTGATGAAGACGCGCGCTGGCAATCAGTATAAGCACCCAAGCATTTCAACCATACGGCGGGAAGTTAAGCAGGTTATCAATGCGGCACTGTTTTGCCTGTATCAACCACTGCAAAATGCATTCAACGATCGCGAAAATGTGAGGAAAATTGCAAAAAATACTCATAACGTGCTTGCATTCTAATGAACAAATGAGCAATATATTTAGTGTAGGTTGCCGTATTTACGTTTGACCTATCAGGACACCAAAGCCTCGCCATCATGCGGGGCTTTTTTATTGGCTGCAATCCGGTCAGGGCTCTTGGGTAGAGACGTGCTGCACGACACGTCAAAGCCCTTCCGCGCAGAGCCCTGAACCAGATTGAGGGTCGATCGTATAAAGGTCATTACGGCAGGCTGTTAACCTGCTTATCGTGGTTCGATTCCACGTCGTCCCGCCAGATTCGCCGGTCTAGTTCAGTGGCAGAACGGCAGCCTTGTAAGCTGCGCGTCAGAGGTTCGATTCCTTTGACCGGCACCATAACCCAGCCAGGGTACCTTCGGCCATAGAGCCGCATTGCTATACCCTCATTGCTTATTGCCAGCCTTAGCGCTGGCTTTTTTATTATCAGGTCCCGCAGGAATCATCCTTGACGCTTTGTTGATAAATCCAGCCTGACGGGCCTGACCCCTTTCAAACACACAGCGCCATCCGTCATCAACGGAGGTGAGGCTATGACAAAAATGAGCACCATTTACAGCAGACTTTCATACGGCACCGGGACCGCACTGACGGGCTGCGGTGTCTCAGCAAAGGCTTATGCCGACGTGGCAAAAACAGAGGTATGGATTTTGGCCGACAAAGTGGCGGGTATGAGCCTGAGTGACTGGGCGATCGTTGTCGGTATAGCGTGCACTGTTATTACCTGCGGAGTGAACTGGTATTACCGGCGTAAAGAGCGGGAGGATCGGCTGAATGGCTATGTCACCAAAGCTGAGGAATAGCGTTATTGCTGCCGTTGGCGGTGGAGCAATTGCCATTGCATCAGCACTCATCACTGGGCCGACCGGTAACGATGGTCTGGAGGGTGTGAGATACAACCCTTATCAGGACGTGGTGGGTGTCTGGACTGTCTGCTATGGCCACACCGGTAAAGATATCATGCTCGGCA